AAGGTATACAAACGGCCCATTTTTAACATTTCCCAACACATTTTTAACAGTTGTTAGCACAGTTTGGCACGCTTTTTGCTGTGAGCCGTGCCAAAAAGCCGATGAAACGAAGTTTAACATTTCGTTAACAATGTTTAACTGATGAGTAAATATTCAACATCGCCTGAGAAATCGCATAAATATTCGTGAGGTGTTGATGCCTGTCGCCTGATGGTGAAGCTGGGTGTTGCACAAGCCTGTCGCCTGATGTGTGCCCGATGTGCGCCCGCCTGACGTATCTACATCGAATCAGATGCAGCAGAAGCCACCATCGCCACCATCGCCACATAAGCCACATAAGCCAAAATAAGCCACCTACAGGTCATTAAAAAAGACCCCGTGGGCAACAACACCACACGGGGTCTTAAAGTCGCACAGGGCTTATTTTATAAGGTGAAGCCGTTGCGCAAAATGTTTATAATAGTGTTAACATCATCCGTTAACATATTTGTGGTGTCTGCAAATTTTACATTCACCATCTTAGTGAAGCCTGAAACGTCTTTGACCTTAGTAAGACGTGAAGAAGCGGTTTCAACGCCTGTACTTGTGATAGTCTTCTTTTGCAGAACGATGTAAGGTGTCAGACCCATCAGGTAGGTTGAATCGAACTTAGAACCGCCGATAACCTGAATCTGCTGTTTCTGTGTTCTGAAAAGAACATCGCTGCACGGTTCAACTTCTTTCGTCCATACGATTCTGTCGTCACAGGTCATAACATAGACACCACCGCCACCAAGCAAGTTGACCCTGAGTTCAAGACCAACGGTGTTCCCTATCAGGTCAACAGGCAACGATTCAAGACCGATGAAAGGTACAAACAGGCTCAACTCTGTGTCATAGTCGGCTGTGCTCTGTGTCACGTTTGGAATCTCAACAGAACCGAATGAAAGAACCTTTGAATCAGAAGCCAAGTTATAGACGGGCGTATCAACCATAAAGTTACCGCACATCAGCTTCGATGAAGACCCCTTGTCAACCTGAAAGAAGAATCTTTTTACCCTGTTGATATAGTCGCCAAGGTCGTAAGAAATCGGGTCTTCTTTGGTGCTGCCACCGTCACCTGTGTATTGCACAAATCGGGCGGTCGCAAAGTCTTCAAGATTCTTTTCGTTCAACACATAAGCATTGATGAATCCATACTTCTTTGTCGGTGTTGACGGTGGATTTGCCACACCCTCAACTATGATGTACCAATCGTCACGGTCTTCACTTCCAGCTGTAGGCGTTATTGTACCTGTTGCGGTCAACTTGTCTTCATTTATCGTCATAGGTACGATATATGGTGTTGCAAATTGTGAATAGCCTGTAAGTTTACACTTGTCAGGTTCATCAAAAATGTTTCCGCTATCAGCGTTTAACGTTATCGTAAGCGGTTCGCCAACGAAACAGTATGTCGGCTGTGCAACAGGTGTGCATCCTGTCAGGGTGTAATCTATACGAATAGCCTTTTTAGATTCACCTGAGATTACAACAGGGCTGTTGAAGTCCACGTCAGGCAAAGTAACAGAAGCGTTTGACGTAACATTGTCGGTGTCCTTAATATCATCGACAACAACGTTAACAGTTACAGGCACGTTCTTACTGCTTCCATCTGTGGAAACGTATGCACAGGACACATTCAGCATCACCTTTTTAGAAGACAGGTTCAAAGTCACAGAATGACCGTCAACTGTGTGTGATTCCGTTGAATCAGGCACATTGTTGGTTACTGTCGGCTCTGTAGGCGCAACAGGTTTCGGTTTCGTATTACCGTCAAGGGAAACGATGTATCTGAGGTCCGAAATCTCAGCAGTCGCCACCGTATTCGTTTCGTTAACAGTAGTTGAAACTGTAGTCTGCTGTCCTGATGTGTTGACGTATTTAACCGTAGGCACACCGTCAAAGACAAGTCCATCGTTACAGGTAATCGTTACAGTTGTCGATTCTGAGAAAGGGTCTTCTTCTGTAGTGTAGGTAGCACCTGAGATATTATTCTGCGGCTCTGGAATCACTTCTTTGGTGTTACCGCTCAACGTAGCAAAATCACCGTAAGAAGCTGTCGCAAGTGTAAACGTAGCAACGTTACCTGAAACGGTCATGTCTGCGGTCGATGCTTCTGCGAAAGGGTCGTCAGGGTCGCCACCATAAGTTACGGTCGGCACACCATCAAAGGTGAAACCATCATCACAGGTCAACGTTATCATGGTGTTGCTTCCACTTGTTTTTGTCTTGTATGTGGTATGTGCAACGTTGTTGGTTATGTTTAATGTAGGCACAGGTGTTGGTGTTCCAAGGCTTGCTTTTACATAGCAGTCGGCATCGCCTCTATATCCATCAGGAAAACTGCATCTTCTGTGGAGAAACGTACCGTCACTTGTTATTCCTGACTTTTCGCCATTAAGAATCAGTTGGTCTTCGTCAGGTGTAACCTTTTTAAGGTTCATATAAACAGTAATCCATCTGTCGTTATAGAACAGTTCTATTTTACAAGCAGGGTCTTCTTCCTTGAAAAGACAACCGTTAACGGCTTCCGCTTTTATATGACACCACGTTGCACCGTCATTATAAAATGTCGTGTCAGAACCTTTGTCAGTACATCTTTCAAAGTTATAATTGATATTGTAAGTACTTGCCATTATCTATTACCTTTAATTGTTATCATAACTATTGAACCGTCTTCACTCAGTTCATTCAAAGGAAACGGAATCTTCTGTTTCTGCATCCTTACATCACAGACAGGCTTGTAATCGCCATCATACTTGTTAGGTGTGTCTGTGGCGTAAATCTCGCCTGTAGCTTCAAGAATCTGTTCCTTGAATGTCGTCAGGGAATCACAGGACAAAGACAGAATCGCCTTGTCACCGTCATATCTTACGGAATCAATAAAGTAATAACGCCCTATTGATTCAACGTAGCACATCGTGAAGCCTTTGACCTCACCACGCACACAAATCTCAGGGTTAAATAAATCCATTTCTGAAATCTTGCCTGAGATAGTAACAGGGTCGCCAAGAACCTTGTTTACCTTGTTGCGTTCACCATTGTATTTATAAAACAGAATATCCATACTATTGTACCGTTATAGTTACAGAACCATTTAAATTAATGATTCCCTGAATTATTGCGTCCACGTTCTGAAAGGTGTACTTTGACTTCGATACAGAACCTTTCGCAAGATTTTTTCCAACCAAGATACATCCCTTTGTGTCCTTTGGGTAGTTACCTGGGTGAATCATTATACCTGTGCGTCCGTTGACTTCCAACAGAAACGGCATCTTTCGCCCGAACTTGTTTGAATAGATATATCCGATTCTGTACGTACCTTTGTCAATACAAGGGTGGTTCACATTCTTAGGCGGTTCAAGAGTATCGCATAGGTAAGTATCACCATCATACAGCTTACCAATAGTGTAGTGCTCATTCTGAAAAATTCTTTTTAGTACTAACATAACAAGTCGAATTTAAAGTAAAAACGGTGGCACACCGTAATAATGTACCACCGTCAAAATTAGGCAACAAAGAACACAACAAAGTTTTCGTTGGTGTCGTTGAAGTAACCGGCATCGAACTTATAATAGTTATTGAAGAACTCTGCCTTTGCGTTGTAGGTGGTGGTTACTCGCTTGTCAAGGTTGCAAACACCAAGTGCATCACGGTCGAACATCACACCGAGCACACCACCGATGGAAATCTCGTGGTTTCCGCTTGTATTGATGTGGATAGCAGAAGTATGCGCAAAGCCGTAGTCCACTCCACTACCTTGCCAAGAAGCAACAGTCTCAGCGTTTGGCAACAGAACCTGTTCCTTGTTGTAGGTGTCGGCATACAAGTAAGCCTGTGCGCCCTTTGCGAAATCAGACAACAGGACTGTGTGCAAAGCGTCCTTTGGTGTGAAACGCTCCTTACCACCAACGTTGAACAAAGTAGAGATAGACTGCAAACGGTCTGCATACAAGCCCATCTGATAAGACGCAAAGCGAATGAAGTTGCCATCGGTCAAACACTTGCCTGCGGTCAACTGTGTGCCATTTGCCTTGTTGTAGAGATACAACAGGTTGACGCAACGTACAGTAGAAGCAGAAGTATAGTCAAGTGCCTTACTTGCCGTTGTGAACTTTGTTGCGTCTGCAGACAGGGTTTCACCAATCATGTTGTTGATTGTGCGCATGATGAGGGCATCGGTCTTGATAGTCATAGACTTCTCAACTGCTGAGTAAATCATAGACAAGAAGCCGTTCAACTGTGCTGCGCTGCTGAAAGATTCCTTGACCTGACGTTCTGTGATAGAAACAGGCACTTCAAAAGTAACCTTTGAGTTGAAGAACTTAGCAGACACAACAGGCTTGTGGAAAATATCCTGATTGTACGCTGTACCGTCTTTGAGATTCCAAGTGTCGTTTTCGGTAGCTGCCGGAACATCTGCTGAAATCTTTTCAAGCACAGAACCGAACTCCCATGCGTCCATCAGGACAGAAGGAATCTTACCTGAATAAGGGCGGTTCACGAACACCACCTTACCGATGTGGTTCACCAAAGACTTGACGTAGTTGTCAACTACACCCTGATTGAACACTTCTTTACCAAGGTCAACAACACCTGTGAGGTCATCTTTAACGATGTCGGACTTACCGAGCACCTCATTACTTACTGAATTAATCAGCTCACTAATCTGTTTTACTTCCATAAATTTAAAATAATTAATTATTATAAATACTTAATGTTAAATAGCTAACTAAACTTTTAATGATGTCTTCACGCACATTCATCAGTCTGGCACGATATTCGTCAAGCATAGCCTGTGTCACGTTACCGTTGAAACCTGTACGTTCTGACGTACCTGATTCCGTTTCTGTGCGGTTCTTTGCGTTTGTCTTGTCTTCTTTGGAATCTTCATTGAAGCCTGTATCGTTGAACGCCTTATCGCTCTTAGTGATACCGTCTGTGTTTGATTCCTGTACCGTCACCGTCCTGTTGGTCGATGTGCTTTGAAGCACAGGTTTCAGGAAATCATACTTTTTGTTGAAGACCTCAAATTGACTTTTGAACGTATCAACGCACATGTCAAGAATCGCACCTGTGTAGTCCTTGCAGTTGGTTTCATTGAAAGAATCAAGAACCGTCCTGTTACCGAACTCCACCAAAGCAAAGGTATCGGGATTTGTTGCTTCACCGAATATCTCAGCGTAAATTTCGGGGTATCTCTGTTTAAAGATTACCCCAAAAAGTTTATTATCACCTATGAATAATTCTTTGAATAACATAGTCAATACGAATTAAGTTTCTTCTTTTTCTTCTTTTTCTTCTGTTTCAGAAGTTTCTTTGGTTTCTTCTGTTTCAGAAGTTTCTTCTGTTTCGGTCGTTTCTTTGGTTTCAGGTGTTTCTTCTGTTTCCTCAGTTTCGACCTTTTCGATGTCCTTAGACAAAGCCAAGAAGTTTTCATGTTCCAACTTCCAAGAAGAATTTAAGTCAACCTTGATGTCAGTCCCGAACATGTCATTCACCTGTGCGAGTGCTTCACGTCTGCTGTTGAGCATGTTTTCAACGTAAGGTAGAAGTACGTCCACATTCATGGAAACCTCACCGAGATTCAGGCGTTCACGCTTCATGTTGTAGTTGGCGTTCAAGCCAAGTTCGTTGAGCATTGAAGCCCTGTAGTACTGCACAAGTTCAACCAGCTGTGTAATGTACTGACTGTTTGAAACGTTTGCGGTCTGCATCGAAACACCCTTGAAGAAACTGTTTTCACCGATGACTGAGAAATCACCATTCAGAATCTTTTTCAGGAACTCGTCTGCACTCTGTTTGGTCTTGTCGTCAGAAGCACTTATCAGCATAGTGATTCTTGTCAGAATCGAAGCTGTGTTCAACGAAATAAGACCGTCTGTGTAAAGAACCGCATATTTACCGATGATAGGCAACAGGCTTTGACCGTTGGTGTCGTTTTCCATAATAACGCAATCAGAACCGATTCTGAATGTCTTGTTCAACTTCAACCAAGGATTTGCCACGATGTAATCAAGTGGTCGTCCGTATGCGTCCTGTTCACCACCTGTCGAACCGCCAAGGGCATACAGGGCATCGCCTACCTTTGCTATGGCACATTTTCCATCTTCCTGTAACAGGCGTTCAAGTTCAACCTGTGGGATAGATTCAGGCAGACCGTCATACTTGAACATCGACTGAGTGATAGCCAGAGTATGCTCTATAAAAGACGTTACTGCAACGTCCTTTGTCTTCACCTGTGCCTGATATTTACTGTATATGTTATCTAACTTCTTCATTTTACCAAAGTTTTAATTAATGTGCAAAGTTCCGTCAAAACTTTCGTGTTTGCTTCAACTGTGGCACTCAGCTTGTCAGTTTCATCTTTGTGCTTGTCTTCCTGTTTAATCATAAAATAAAACAGGGCGACACAGACAGCTATCGGAAATCCAACGTTGCTGATTAATGATGTGACTTCGTCCATATTCATAAATATATTATTTTTTAAATTTTTTGCAAAGATACGAATAAATATTCGTATCTCCGCACGATTTACATTATTTAACACTTAAAATGTTATTCTTTGTACTTGTCATAATATAATTACGAACAATTTCACCGATTTCGTTGCTCTGATAGAACACCTTGTCGGTAACAAAGAAGCGTGAAACCTTTGCTTCAAGTTCCGTTGCAGAACTAATCAGCTTACGTTTGTAGTTCGGTCTTCCGTTCATAGTGAGCGAATAAATCAGGCTGTTTTCTGTGTCCTTGATAGGCGTGGTCTTTGCGTGAATGTAGGTGAAACACTCATCGTCAACCTGAATGATGTTTGCCTGTAAGACCGTACCGTTGAACTCAATGAAGTAAGTGAAAAGCACGTCTTTCGGCTTGTACTTGCGTGGTAAGTGCGGATAGGCCGCAAGCTCCCATTTACCGCCCGTAATCATCTGCAAAGCCTCATTCCCGAAACAGAAGTACTTGTTTGACGGCTTTTCCTTTTCCAAGGTGTCGCAATACTCAACCGCCACCGTAGCACCGTCTTCACCAAAACGATACAGGTCGATGTTTCCCTGTGGCATGTTCTGAATGTTGTCAAGACCCATTTCACCAAAGTAAGGACAGAACTTGTTCACAGTATTGCCAAGCATAAAGACCCTGACGTTTGAACGGTTTCTGATAATAGTACTCAGAACGTTCATAAACAGCATAAACTCATCCGGCAGATAATAACGTCTTGTGATAAACTCATCGAACACAACAGTCGTTATCATAGGGTAACTTGTTGACTTGTCATGTTCCTGTTCACTCAGGCAAAAGCCATAACAGAACGGCTTATCGTCAGGGAATCGTTTTCCCTTGTCCCTGTCGTAGTAAGACAAGAACCATTTTCCCGAAAGATAGAAAACTTCATTGTACTTGCCTTTCGTTACCTGAGATACAAAGCCGTTGGCAACGTGACCTGAGAAAAGCGATTCTGCACGTTTTCCCCTCAAGTCTTCACGCCATCGTCTGACGTATGCACTCTGTTCGCCTGTTTCAACGTAGTTGATAATCATGTAAGCCAAACAGGCATAAGTCTTACCGTTTGAACGTTCACCGAAAATGATATTGTAATCGGCATTCTTTTCCAAGATTCCAGATAAACTGTAATACTTTGGTTTATTACTTTTTCCAAACATAGTTTTAATCTTTAAATTTTATACCCATTAAAAAGTTCAAATACATAACAGACAACGAAAGTGAATATCCGGTAGCTTCAAGATGCACGCCTGAAAGTTCGTGGAACTCACAGGCTTCACCAAGGTAATCAGTCAACACTCCCTGTTGCTCATAGTCAATATAAGTGTGAATGTTCTTGCCTGTCGCCTGTGGCGGTATTGCCAGATAGTTGGTGAATGCTTCAAAGATTCCGTCCTGTCCGTATGTTTCAAGAAGCCACGGAACTGCACTTTTCTTGTTCACACCACTTACTGTAAGGGACACAGGGTAACTTTTACCACCAACGGTCAAAGCGTCTTCTTCCTCAACCATATAACGTTTAGCACCAAGCGTCTTGAATCGGCTGTAAACACCCTCAAAGTCCCAAACGCCCATCAGCTTGTTTATGCCCTTGATAGTCTTTGGTTCAAACAGTTCAAAGGATATTTTATGATGCTTTGCAGCCTGTCTTAGCTTATATTCCACCATATTGTTGTACTCCTTGAAGTACTGTTCGTGTGCCTGTCCGTTCTTCAACTTCACGGAATCGGTATCAGAATAGATGTAATCGTCACCGCATTCATAGATGCCTGTAAACAGGTTTCTTCTTGCATAAGCGGTTACGAAGACACCCCAAGGGTAAAACAGGAATCGGTTACGGCTGTCGTTGTACTTGACAAGTGTTTCGTTTATCTCATCTGCTGTCAGGTGCGAAACGTCCCAATCACCGTTATACGTAAACTCATCACGCAAAGGATTCGTCACACACATGCCATAACAGCTATTCAGCATTTCCTTACTGTTGAGATATTCCACTTCCTTACCTTTCACACCTTTCAGAGTTGTTTTGTTGGCGTACAGGTGAAGAATTGACTTCACGAACTCTGTAGGCAGATAAGACTTCTTGTAACACCACATATCGACCACCTTTTCTTCTTCCCAAGTGTAGAACATCTTAAATACGTTATAGTCAACGTTTGTGATAGTCGTCACCACCCTGTCGGCAGAAAAGACCCTACCGTTGTTTTCCACCACGTTTTCCTTGTAGAAGCACTTTGAAACAGACAAGGGCGTGTCCTGTACCTGACAACTCATTATCTTTGTAAATTCGATGTCGAAGACACAACAGTAAGCAGACAGGAAAAACTCAAATTGCTTCTTGCTTTTCACTTTAACATGCACGCCCGAACTCATCGGAAACTGTTCTGCAACCATCACATAAGGGTAACTGCTTGTGAAGTCGTAACTGCTCACATTTTCGATTACATCGTCTGTGTGATTCGCATTCGCATGTGTGAAGCCACCACTAAAAGCCCTTTGCAGCGTGTTGAACTCATCAGCACCACTTATGTTCAAATCGTGAATCGTGTTTATGTAAGACCAATTCTGCACGGTCTTCCCGAACTCGTCTTCACAGTACAAACAATGTTTGCGGCAGTACTTCCTGACGAAACCTGTCTTTGTAATCGGTAAATGCGTGATTCCCTTATAACGTTCTATCATTTCCTGAATATAGCACATCACGACTTTCACGTCATTCAGGCAATAGCCCATTTCTTTTTCCGTCAGGGGTGTCTGGCTGTGTCGCAACAGGGAATAGTCCAAATCACCCACCATCTTTTCGCATTTATACTTCATCAGTTGACCGCCCAACTTAGCCAAGGAATAACCTGACAACAGGTAGCTACATCTAAATTCGATTCCTGATTCCGTTATTGCGTAAATCGGTTTTCTCAGGTCTATTGAAAAGACCTTGGTCCACGTGAAACGGTTTCTGATAAACTGAAACTCATAGGACAGGTTGTGAACGTAAACTATCAAACGCCTGTCTTCTGACAACTGTAGGTAATCAGAAATCGTTTCCATCATTTCGCTAAACTCTTCCCATGTACGCCCAACGATACAGTAACCGTTTATGCCAAATTGCCAAACATACATACAGGAACACTTTTCCAACTTCACGCCTAATTTCACATACTGCTCATAAGACAGGTAGTTGTCACCACACTTGTAGAAAGAAGACGTTTCTATGTCAAAGCATACAGGAATATCAAAGAACTTTTGTTTCTTGTTATTCCCACGTAAACAGGAATCGTCAACCGCCATGTCAAGAACGGCTGTTATGTCTTTTGGTGAATAGACTTCATCATGCAAACAAAAATTCTTCTTCTTTTTCATTATAGACCAAATTTCTTTAAAGTGCTCATTATTCCGCTTTTAATGCTGTTGGCATAGTCCAACACATTCTGTGCGTCTTTTTCCAAGTCCTGTTCTATTGCCTGTTCCAGACGTGAAGCATCTGTTTCGATTTGGTCTGAAACGTCTGCGGCTTCTGTTTCAAGCTCACCTGTGAAGTCCTTGTATCTCATCAGGTACTGTTCCACGAAGTTTTCATCAGACACAGACAAGAACTTGTCCTGAATCTTCTGTGCCATCAGGTCGAACTCGTCTTCTGTCAGGTCGTAGGTATCCATCAGGTGCTTGTTGTACTCTCGCACACCTGTGGCGGTCGATGTAGGCTGTCGCAAGAATCCGACTGCCTTTGCATATTCTGCTTTCAGGTCTTCCCAACTGTTCTTCATCGAAAACTTTGTGAAGCCTTTGATGTCGCCCTTGTTCAACGCCATAACTGCTGGCGATACAAGACCCTTTGATTCGATGTTCTGAATACGTCTGTTAGCCTGTTGAAAGATTCTTCTTATCTCAGCTTTGTACTCAGGTGAAGCCATCTTTGCTTCAATGATTCTTTGCTTAATAACCGCTTTGTTGAAAGAAAACGTTCTTCCACTAAAGCCTATCGGATTCATTCCCATAACTTCTTAAAATTAAAGGGCACACCTAAAAGAATAAGTGCGCCCTATGGGTGAAACTTCAATTACTTGTTGATGTCAACGAAGTTGATGCCGTAGCATGTCTTTGCGTGTGACTCGTAAGTGTAGATGGTGTAACCTACCTTGCCATCCTTGATAGCCTGTACTGCTTCACCGTTGGCAAGAATCTCACGGAATGTCTCGCCAAGATGCTTTGGCATGTTAACCAACTTCTTTGCCTGTATGTCAATCACTACAGGTGAATCACCCAGAGCCGAACCATGAACGTAAATACCGTTGATAGGGTGAATCTCGTCAGGTGAAGAAGCCTTTGCTACGTCTGACAACTTGATGTACTCATAGTCTTTGGTATCAATACCGAAAGAAGTCTTGTTGAATGTGTTACTGAAACTAAACATAATTGATAAAATTTAAATGTTAAACTTATTATAAACTGTATTACTCACTTTTCTGATTCGATTCGGTCAATCAACCACTTTCTGAATCTGTTCACCTTGATAACGGCTTTGTCATCGCTGCACATTTCTTTGGTCTGTAGAAGACCGTTTAATGCAGTCAAAGCGTTAAACAGGTTTTCCTGATAGTCGTTTCTGTCTTCCATCACTTCTGAATTTTAATGTAACCACTGTGATTTACCACCGTGGTATCTGTTGTTACTATAACCGTGCGTCCGTTTGCTTCAACGTTCTGTGAAGTCTTGCAAGAACCAAAGACGCATAAAACTACAAAACTGATAATCGTCCAAAGGACAAATGCACAGGTGGATTCAACCACCTCAATCTTTTCTTTTTTACTCATCATACTTACTTTTGTGTTCGATAAACTTAGCCATCAGTCTGTTTTCTGACAAGAAGTCAAGAACAATCTGAAACTCTTTCTGTAACTGTTCCAACAACAGGTCGTCTTTCTTGTCCTGTATCAGAACCTCAGCCACCACATGACTTGCACCGGAGACTGTATCGTTTATGGCATTCAGCAAATCTTTTTTCTCATCGGTCAAGTCTTTTGCAACGAAATCCATATCGTCGCAAGATTTGCAAAGACTTTGAAACACTTTCAAAAGTGCTTTTTCTTTATTTTCTCTGTCCATATCACCTAATTTTAAATTAAACTTCATTTCTGAATCACGCTGCAAAGATACGGCGATTTTTTGAACCCACCAAATTATTTTTGTTAAAATGTCTTAATTGGCGATTTTTTTCTTTTTTCTCAGTTTTTGCGCTTTTCGGCTTCACCTTATAAAATAAGCCCTGTGCGACTTTAAGACCCCGTGTGGTGTTGTTGCCCACGGGGTCTTTTTTAATGACCTGTAGGTGGCTTATTTTGGCTTATGTGGCTTATGTGGCGATGGTGGCGATGGTGGCTTCTGCTGCATCTGATTCGATGTAGATACGTCAGGCGGGCGCACATCGGGCACACATCAGGCGACAGGCTTGTGCAACACCCAGCTTCACCATCAGGCGACAGGCATCAACACCTCACGAATATTTATGCGATTTCTCAGGCGATGTTGAATATTTACTCATCAGTTAAACATTGTTAACGAAATGTTAAACTTCGTTTCATCGGCTTTTTGGCACGGCTCACAGCAAAAAGCGTGCCAAACTGTGCTAACAACTGTTAAAAATGTGTTGGGAAATGTTAAAAATGGGCCGTTTGTATACCTT